AGGAAAATTACAGCATGGCATCTATTGGAATTACTTTTGCTGATAGTACCGTAAAAGCAAATATTCCAGTTGCAACTACTGGTAATATGGGTCTCATGCCTCCAGTGATGTTTACAAAACTGAATGACTTGCCAACAAATGCAGATTTATCTGGTACCTATGCGAAGAAATCCGACATCACAGGCGTGTACAAGTACAAGGGTTCCCTGGCAGATGCAACAAAACTGCCGACTACAGGGCAGGTTGCCGGTGACGTATACAACCTGGAAGCAGCATCTGACTACGGCCCGGCAGGTACCAACGTGGCGTGGGACGGCAAGGCATGGGATGCATTGGGCGGATTGTTTGTGGTCGATGCACTTACCAATGCAATCTGCGTGTAAAGTGAATTGATATAAGGAGGAAGGAACATGGCATATCTAGATAAGGCGGGGCTTACTGAGTTATGGAAGAAAGTGAAAAGTTATGTAGATGCCAATGGAGGAGGAACACCAACAACGATTACAGGAAATGCAGGATCAGCTACAAAACTCCAGACGACACGGGCAATAGATGGCGTTAATTTTAATGGTACAGCTGACATTGCCCATTATGCCGTGTGTTATACGTCAGGCTTGACCGCTGCCAAAACGGTCAGCCTGACGAACTTCAAACTGGTAGCTGGTGCAAGGGTGTTTGTGCGTTTCAGTTATGCCAACACCGCTGCAAATCCAACACTGAACGTCAATAGTACAGGGGCGAAGCCAATCTATTACCGGAACAGCAACATCCCTGCAGAGCTGATAGATCAGTACACGGTTTTGGAGCTGGTCTACAGCGGATCATACTGGTTTGTAGTCGGAAATATGAATATCCTGACCAAGGGCGACAGCATAAATATTGAATGTTTCACGGCTGGCTATGTGACATCCGCAGGCAAGGAAGTGCAGTTCTGCATTCCGGTATCGACACCGATTGTCGGCTGCAGTTCTGTTAGCATAGCATCGGCAACCGGACTGCAGATCCGGCAGAATGGGAATTATATTTATGGTGGCAATGCATACACGCTGGTAGCGGCATCGTCCTACCGGGGCGTTGTCAACCGTAATATGGTATCTATTGCCGCAACGATGCCGAATACAACCAACGCAGTCAACAATGCACCATGTGGTGTGCATGCGGCATTGAAGCTGACATTTTCATAGGAAAGGGGAACAGGAATGGCTATAACAGAGAACTTAAAAAAGATACTGGCGGCAGTCTACGGGCGGGATGTCCGGCAGTCGATCCATGACAGCATCCAAGAATGTTACAATAACGCTGAGGCGTGTAAGAGTTATACAAATGAGCACGTAAAAGATATGGAAACAAAGATGGCAGGTATTACAGGACAGAGTAAGGCGTTGATGGCAAAAACACGCAAGGATGTCCGGAATGTACAGGCAATTTTTTCAGTAGAAAAAACAGTGTCTATCACAGACGGCAAACTGTGGGAAGCACAAGATGCTGGCAGTTCGTGTGTACTTATGGAAGGGGCAAAAACACAGTGTACAACACTGAATGTACAACGAGGCGAACGGTATATCATACATACGAGCATGGTATCACGAGCCGGTAGTGGACGCGGAAAATATCCGATTATTTTTGCAGTTGATAACAGCAGTGCCGGATTCACAATGGTTTCAGCTGTAGAAATCGAAGAAGAAGGGGACTGTGATTATATCGTTACTGTTCCGGATAATGCAAAGTATATGATGATATCAGCCAACGAGAACGGCGAAGGTATCTGGGTGCGAAGAATCAATGTTCTCACAGAGTAACAAGAAAGGAAAGACTAACGAGGATGAAAAAAGAAATGGTTTGCACGATCACAGGAGCAATCGGTGGGACGATTGCTTATTTTTTTGGAGGCTGGGATCAGGCTCTTGTAACTTTAATCATTTTCATGGCAATTGACTACATCTCCGGTCTGATCGTTGCCGGGGTATTCCATAACAGCAAGAAGACGGAATCCGGAACACTGGAAAGCCGGACAGGCTGGAAAGGTCTGTGCAGGAAATGCATGACGCTGCTGTTTGTTCTGGTGGCATACCGGCTGGATCTGGCAATCGGTGTGGATTACATCAGGAATGCTGTGATCATCGGATTTATGGCGAACGAGCTGATCAGCATCGTAGAGAATGCAGGACTGATGGGCATACCGCTGCCGGCAGTGATCGCCAATGCGATCGATATACTGACACAGAAAGCAGAGAAAAAAGGGGACGCATGAGCGTCATCTGAGAAAGGCAGGTAAAACTATGAGCTACAAAATCACAAACGCCATATCATCATCCAGAGTCCCGGCATGGGGAAATCAGAAAAAGTACATTGGAGTGCATTATCTGGGCGTTGTCGGTCAGACACATGACCTGTCGTCCGATGGGTGTGGTGCACATTTCTACATCTACTGGGATGGCACCATCTACCAGCGTTGCAGTCTGGATGCCGTGCCGTGGGCGGTTGGCACGGCTGGTTATTACAAACAGAAGCACCCGGAGGCCAACAACTACAACACGATCAGCATCGAAATGTGCTGCAAGTGTGACGGCAATGCCGCAAGTGCGAATGATCCAACATGGTATTTCACGCAGGAAACTCAGGAGGCCTGTGTATGGCTGGTCAAGCATCTGATGGGGCAGCTTGGAATCGCTGCAGACCATGTCCTTCGGCATTATGATATTGTCAACAAGGTATGCCCGGCACCGTATGTGCACAACAACCACTATAATACCAGCTGGACGTGGGACGAGTTCAAGAAAAAAATTGCCGGATCAGGTGACATTCTTCCAGCAAGCAAGAAACCATGGTACCGTGTCCGCAAGACCTGGAAAAACGCTAGCAGTCAGATCGGGGCATTTAAAACGCTGAAGAAAGCCAAGCAGTGTGCAGATCAGCATGCCGGTTATCATGTCTACAACGATACCGGTAAAAAGATGTACACATCCGCCAAACTCCCATACAAGGTGCGGCCGAAAACCGCAAATGTTCCAATCAGGACAGGACCGGCCAAAACATACAGTGCTGCCAGAACATTTTTGCAGTCAGGTAAGTACGAGATCGTAGAAGAAAAGAACGGTTTCGGACGGCTGAAAAGTGGTGCCGGCTGGGTGTACTTGAAGAAAGTGGAGAGGGTATAAAGAGTCAGAAAAGGCTTGACAATACAAGAAAAAATATATAGAATAGTAGCAGATTAAAAAGTAGTCAAAAAAGTAGTCAGAAGCAATAAAAATAAAAGAAAATGTGATAAAATCAAGCTGTAACGATGAGTGTCATTCTCACTCGTAATGAAGGGGTCGAGGGTTCAAGTCCCTTTTCCAGCTTGACAGAAAAAGCCCGAAAATACGGCAAAAACAAAAGAAAGAGCATCCTGTGAAAGGGTGCTCTTTCTTATAATTGACTAAGATTGGACTAACATTTTTTTATACATGTATATAAGAATCGAAACGATTAAACTGGCTGTTGTCAGAATATAGAAAGCGAGCGATAACATGAAAATATTAATCACAGGTGCTCATGGTTTTGTGGGCAATCGTCTGATGCAGGATCTGGATGATACGGTTGCGGCACCGTCCATGCGAGGTATGAGCGAAGAACAGATCCGAAACATGATTGAGAAAAGCAGAGCAGACGTTATCATCCATACAGCAGCAATCTCAGATGTCGGGACGTGTGAAAAAGATCCGGGGGCATCTTATGAAGCAAATGTGCGTCTGCCGTTGTTTCTGGCAAAAGCAGCGAAAGAACAAAAATTGATCTGTTTCAGTTCGGATCAGGTATACCGCGGATGTGCAGGTGAAGGACCATATAAGGAAGAGGATGCCAGTCCCTGTAATGTTTACGGCAGGCATAAGCTGGAGATGGAACAGCGGGTTCTGAATGTGAAGCCGGATGCGGTGATGCTGCGGGCAGAGTGGATGTATGATTATCCGGCAGAAAGGTCAAATTATCTTCGTATGCTGTTAAACGAAAAGCAGGTTCTGACGTTTGGAAAACAGTACCGGGGGATCACCTATCTTCGTGAAGTTGCAGAAAATATGCCGAAGATTTTTATGCTTCCGGGAGGCGTTTACAATTTTGGAAGTGAAACGAAGCAGACGATGTATGATATCACCTGTGAAATGCTGCACTTCCTGAAAAGTGACAGGAAACCGGAAGAAGTGCCGCCGGCACATAATCTGTGGATGGACTGTACAAAAGCAAAGGAGAGAGGAATCCTTTTCAGTGATGCGAAGGAAGGGCTGAAACGATGCCTGAAAGATTATCATTTAACAAAAGACAGGGAATAATAGAACCGGGGATTTCTCATTGTGTGAGAAATCCCCGGTCTTTTATACAGAATCAATCAGAAATAAGCATACTTTTTGAGATGATCTGCAGATAGTCCATGTTTTGTGCAAATCTTTTACAATGCGATGGAATGTCCGCTTTCATAAACCTGCCCATCGACAGAAAGGTAAATATCCCAGGTCTTGCCTTCCAGGCCAACCGGGGAAACCCATCCGGAAACGGTAACTTTTGTTGCATCGTCACCGGCAGTGCCATACTGGGTCAGTGCGTAAGCTTTTGTCTCATCTCCGCTTACTAAGATCACGTAAGCATCTTCCAGTGCATCGGAAGCTTTGTCTGTAGTGTAGGCACCTTTCAAAGAGAATTTCGCATCATCCAGAGTAAATTCCCAGCCATCCAGAAGTGCTGCAGCATCATCAAGCGGTGCAGTGTAATCTGCGGTGGCAGTTTCGCCAAGTGTTCCAAGCAGCTCGCCTTTTGCATTTACATCAAGTGTGGCTCCTTCGGTATAGAGCGGCAGGC